AAGCAATCTCATCGGTATTGCATTTGAGGTAGACGAAAAAGTCTTCCCTAATGATCGAAAAGTTATTCGTGGAACCGATGACGGTACACCTTTCGAACTAAACTACACACCATCTCGTGACATCAAGGGTGATTACACCGTAGATGTTCAGTATGGTCTCATGGCTGGACTCGATCCTAATCGTGCAGCTATTTTCGGATTACAACTTCGTGGTGACAAACTCATCAGCCGTGATTTCCTACGCCGTAATCTTCCATTCTCTATCAATGTCACACAAGAAGAACAAAAGGTTGATATCGAAGATCTTCGTGACTCTCTACGCAACGCCGTATCGCAATATGCAACGGCTATTCCAATGCTTGCAACACAAGGTGGCGACCCAACAGAAGCGGTTAAACGAATCGCTGACATTATCCAAGGTCGTCAAAAGGGTGAAAGTTTGGAGCAGATTGTTTCTAAAGCATTTGCTCCGCAGGAACAGCCAGCGGCGACTGCGATGGCCCCCGGTGCTTCGCAACCATTACCCCCTGAAATGATGGGTATGGTTCCGGGAGCGGCCCCGGCCGCTGGCTCCCAAATGGTGGCTGGCCCCGGTCAGTTCTCAAGACGGACAGATCTAGCACAAGGTGGATCTCCGCAAATGTCACAACTATTAGCAGCCCTAACTGGGGCCGCTTAAACGAACAAGGAGGAAATATGTTCGGAGTAAAGAAAGGCAAAGTTGCCCCAGCACCAGTTAAAGGCCCTATCAAGCCAACTGGAACTCCAAAGGGCAAGTCTGCAATGCAGAAGCTTGGCGAAACCGGCAAGCCAGCATCAGCAGGTGGAAAGAAAGTTAGTTAATAACGCTTAGAAGGGTCGGGCTATGAGTTACGATCAAGAGTCTGATGACATCGATGATATGTTTTTCTTAGCCCGACCTGCTAAGAAACTAGATTTCATATACGCATTTGTTGCACTTATGTACAGCATAAGCGTTTCATTTACAGAATTTTTCTCTCTTCTCTCGAAGATTGTACATTCGCATTCGGTTAACGAAGCCAAGAAGCGATATATGTGGGAGAAGTTATCCAAGGACATTGAAAAAATGGAGGCTAAGAAAGATGGCTGAGTACACAGGAAGACAAGCAGCTCAGTACATCCCGGGTGGAGCATATGGTGAGGGTTCAGAACTCATGGCATTGCAAACTGCACCGGGTGTAAACCTTGCAGCCTCTGAAGTTTCTGCTGCACAAATGGGTGCAGTTGCTAACGCTGTTCCAGTACAGCGACCAACACTAAGTCTTACAACACCTAATCCAGACAAAGATGTTCCTATTACTGATGGTGCATCGTTTGGCCCGGGTCGTGGCCCTGAAGTTTTACCAACTCCACCTTTGGCACAAGACCCAACTGCTCAACTGATCATGTCGCTGGCAGAACTGTATCCAGATCCAGATCTCACTCGACTTGCCCAGCGAATTAAGGCAGAGGGTCGTGCTTAATGGCAGGAGTCGGCGGAGTTAAAGGTACAGGAAGTCTGCCGAGTGTAGTTGGAAACATTCCACTACCCGGAACTCCTGAATATGATGTTTACAGAAGGCAGCAAGAAAACCGCTACCTCAATCCACAATTTGCACAGCAAGTTGCTGGAATGGCAAAGGCATATCCAAATGCTTCGCCGGGTGTAGTTATAGGTCTTGCTAAATCTGGTGCAATTCCTTATGGCAATACAGCTACTGCTGCTGCAACCATGGATGGTGAAGCACTTATCGATCAACAGCGTGAAGCAGCTAAGGCTGCTGCTGCTAAGTTGCGTGAGCAGAACAAGACACCTAAGGGATCACCTGCCGACTTTCTTGCACCACTAACTCGTACAGCATTCATGCTTTTGTCTACACCATTCGAAATGCTCGAAGCAAGCGTTCGTAATGCCGTAGCAGGTAGACCACTTTCAAATACTTTTGACGAGACACAAACCGGTCAAGCACTTAATCAGTTCTTTAGAACTGGTCGTATCGATGTCGGTACTGGTTTTCTTGGAACAGATGTAACTTCTGAAGTAGGTAAGGCACTCCTTGCAGCAAAGATTGCTGCTGGCCCAAAGATGAAGGGTGGAGTTCCTTGGACTTATTCCACAGGACTTACTCAAGCACTCTTTGACGATCCAGAAACTAAGGCTGCTAGAACTTTCCAAGCAGTATCTGGATTCGTACTTAATCTTGCTGCTGACCCATTGACTTATGTTCCCGGTGTTGGATTACTCAAGATCGGTAAAGAAGCAGGTAAGTTTGGCGTAACACTTCGTATTGGCCCTAAAGCAGCAGCTCGTGCAGCCGAAGCTAAGAAGGCTCCAATCAAGGCTGTGGCTCGTGAAGCAGAAGAGACATTGCCAGAACTTGCAAAGGTTCGTGCAGGTAAGAAGGCTGCATCTGGTGATCTTCGTATGCTTGAAGGCGACTTGATCAAACTTCAAGATGATTATCAAGCATTGCTTCCAGAGTTATCTCGTAATCGAGATCTTGTATACCAAGCAAAGTGGGATTCAGATCTACTCGATGCTACCTATGGTGACCTCGCTGGAAAGCGTAACGATCTTTTCTCTGCTCTCAAGTCTGAGACTTCTCGATCTGAAGCACTCGTTGGAGATAAGCGTAAGGCTGAAGAGTTAATTGCATTCCGTCTTGAACTCAATAATGCTGGTCGTGCAGCAGAAGTTCAAAGCGTTCTCGATAAAGGTTTTGATGTAGTCACTCAGTCTGCTGAAACTCTTGTTCGTCAAGAGCAGTTGGCTCCCGGACTTATCCATACAGTTGAAGAAGCAGCACTCAAGAAGGGTGCAAGAGCTGCAACTCAGGGTATCCGTGATGGTGTAGATGTTGTCGTTCGTGTTGCTGCAAAGCAGAAGCCAAGACTTATTAAGTGGTCTGGTCTTATCAAGGCTGGAGATTCTCCACAGGCTACTCGAGTTGGTAACGAAATTGGATCCAATCTGATTGATGTTGGAACAGCAGCAGGTATCCAAGAAGCAAAACTTCAAAATGTTCTTGATGTTATCGATACACCGGGTGCAACACATGGAGATCTAGTAGCAGCAGCTCAACGAGCAGGTGTTACGGATCAGTTATATCTGGCTTATGAAAGATCAGGTATCCAAGGTTTTAGTAATGTTGGTGCAACTCGTGGTATGGGTGGTGGCGGATTTGCTTACTTCCCACGAACAGTTGATCCATTCGATGCTAAGTTGACAGACTTTGCTCGTCTTCAGGCTGATGCTATTGCATCTCCAGATGTTCGTGACTTTGGTATGCAGGAGTTCACAACTCGCATGGGTATCACCCAGCAGGTTCAAGGACTTACTGAAGCAGCAGCGACACCTCGACTTACTGTTCAGCAACAGATTGCTAACCTTGACACACAGATTTCTGAAGTTGAGAAGGTTAAGGTTTTACTTAACGAGGAATACACCAAGGCTAACAAGTCTTATCTTGATAACCTCAAGATGATTGAAGATCGAATCAAGGAGCAGAAGGCTCTACTTGAGAAGATTACAGAAACCAAGGGTGCAGAACGCATAGCTCTTGAAGCAGAGTTTGGTTTGATGACTGTTGGTGAGAAGTCGCTTCTTAACTATCAGCAAGCAGCTAAGGCATTCTTTGGCCCATTGGGTCAGAATGTTGCAAAGATGGTTGCTGTTCACTTTGGCCCAGATGACTTTTATGATGTCTGGCGAGCATTCAATGGCGACCTTACAGTAGATACAGCCAAGCGACTTGCCGCTGCTACATCTGAGAAGGAAGTTCTACAGATCCTTGCTCGTGAAGCAGGTCTTGATATTTCAACAGGTACTCGTCTTGGTCTTGCTTCTCAGTCTCGTGCATTAGAGTTCAAGTCTGGAATCTATTCTCCAAACTCACTCAAGTTGCACCATGCATTGTTTGAAAAGTTCTTCCTTGATGTAACCGCTAAAGGTTTTGCCAAGGTTAAGGACAGTCCTCTAGGTCGATTTGCACCTACTAAGAATTTGATCCATCTCGATGATGTTGATGAACTTGTTCGTCAGATGAATGACACATTGCCGTTCCTAAAGGCTTCTCCAAGTCTACAAAAGGATTCAGTCAAGGCAATGATGTCTGCGACTACATCCACCGAAAGATTCAATATCTTCATCGATACGATTAAGTCATTGGTCAAAGAGAAGGCACCGAATCTAACCGAAGAGCAGTTGAAACTTCTTGATGATGCAGCACGAGTATTCAAGAAGGAACAAGATGCTAACAGAAGATTTTTGGCACAAGTTGATGGCAATACAGCCTCAACCGTTGAACACATCATCGATGGACAGAAGCTCAAACTTTCTCCACTTGACCCACTACTCGACTCTCAGTTGGCTAACTTTGTTAAATGGCCTGACCTCGATGCCTTCCGCCAGATATCTGGAAAGACACGCTTCCTCTCAAGGAACGCATCAGCACAACAATTCCGAGCAGTAAGCACAGATCTTTTCGATTCATTCTTCAAGCAGACAGTTCTTGTCTATCGTGTCTCTTATGTTCTAAGAAACATCGGTGATATGCAGGTTCGTGCATACCTTGGTGGATCGTCAACATTATTCAATCATCCATTGCAGTTTATCGGCATGATGCTTGGTAACCCAGCAGGTACAAGATCAAAGAAGTTCCTGAGCCAGTTCTCTCGATTCGATAAGAATGTTTTCGGTACTCGTTTTGATGAACTTGCCAAGGAAGTAGACACAGCATCTTTCAAGGGTTCACTTCTATCCGATGCAGATCAGTTTGCAGCGATGATGACTCGTGGTATGGGTATGGGTGTTGGTCAGGGAACTATGTCCTTGTCTCAAGCACTTCGTACTGGTATGCGTTTCATTGATTCCACCGAAAAGGGATTCAATCGTGCATGGGCTGGAGCAATACTTCAGTACCGTGAATCATCTCTTGCTCGTCTAGCGGCAGGTGGACTTACAGGTGGTCTTCGTCAACCGGGTGGAGTTTTCAAGCCTTGGTTCTCAGAAGCACCAGAGTTTATTATCAAGAAGCAAGCACAAGGTTTCGATCTATCTCGTGACTACTCACGAATCATTATCGACTTCATGTTTGAAACAAAACAAGGTCGACTACTTCGTGAACAGATTGCTAAGGTCGATGAGACTAATCGTGCATTGCTACTTTCAGCAGATGAAGCAGTAGCCAAGAAGGCTATGGCTGCATACTTTGATACCGTCAACAAGGGTATTGATAATCTTGCAGCAGGTCGTCAGGAACTTCGTGACTTCATTGCTGGCAAGCAGATCCGTGATATTAAGGGTGATGTACAGAAGTTCGATCCAAAGGGTACAACCGCTAAGGATGTATGGCTTGGTCGAATCCTCAAGGATTACCGCCAGACTACAGATGTCTCATCTGCTATCGGTCAGTTGAAACTTCCTGCCGATGATATTCGTGCCATTGCTTCACTTCGTGGTCAATGGGATAAGGGAGCCAACTGGTTCTTCCGTCTATCTGCACAGCTTGAAAAGAGAGCAGCACTTGGCCCAGAGTTCCAGCAACAGTATTGGAATGGCGTAGCAGATAACTTCAACTTGCTATCTAAGGCAGAAGCAGAAGATATCCTCAAGGTTGCAGAACAAGAACTTCGTGACATCAAGGTCTTTGGTATCAAATCTGGTACCACTAACCCAGCATTGGTTCGTATGCGTGAGGCAGTCAAGACACTTGATGATCGAGGTCTTACAAAGACTGATATCGATGCTATCGGTCAGCGTTATGCTGCTGATCAGGTTCGTAAGCTTTATTATGATGCAACTCGCCAAAAGCAGTATGCGGCTCAGTTCCGTTTGGTTGCACCGTTTATTCAAGCATGGGCAAACACCATCGGCGTATGGAGCAAACTCATTAGTAAGGATGTGGCTAACACATTCCGTCTTCAAGGTAAGGCTCGTACCTATAAGGCTGCTAATGCTTTTGAGTTCTTGACTCATCCAGAGACTGGTGTTCTCTATGAGTGGACTAACTCCAACTGGTCAGATCCATCACAGGGATTTATCTATAAGGATCCAACTTACGGAGATCCAAGATTTGTTATGCCACTTGCTGGCAACATTCTTGGTGCAATGCTTGGAACAGTTACAGGTGAGAAAGTTCCGGGTATGCCGGTATCCCTATCAATCCCATCTCTTAACCTTGCTTTCTCTAACGAGTTATTGCCGGGTGTAGGCCCTGCTATTCAGCTCTCCTTGGGTCGATATATCAAGGATCAGAACGGCTGGATTGCAGACCAACTACGAGACATCATTTACCCATTCGGGGCCCCAGAAGGCAAAGTAGGTCTCATTGAGACCTTCACCCCAGCATGGGCTTCTCGTATCCTCTACGGCCTTGGTATGGACTCCTATGAAGCAAAGAATATCTCTACCCTTCGACCATTGATGGCATACCTTGCATCTACTGGTGAGTACGGAGACTTCCCTCTTGACGGTCAATCTCAGGCTAGATTGCTTGAAGATGCTGGTCGAGTCAATCGAGTCCTTGCCTTATGGCGTGGTATTACCCAGAACCTTTCTCCCGGATCCATCTCTCCACAGATCCTTGCTAAAGACAAGGAAGGGGAGTTCCATGTACAGGCATTGATGTTCAATGACTTCATCCAGATGAGAGCTAATAACCCAGATAGTTACGAACTAGCGGTTGCTAAGTGGGCAGAGAAGTATGGCTACAACTCTTTGTTCTCATTGGTATCTGGAACTCGTGGTGGTATTACACCTACTGATGAAGCATGGCAGTTCTATACATCGAACCGTGATGATGCAAACCAGTTCCCAAATGCGTTTGCCCTCTTCTTCCCCGGTGGACAATACTCACAAGAGTTTGCAAAGTGGCAAGAACAGCGTGGACAACGATTCCGTTTATCACCTGCCGAAATGCAGATGGAAGCGGCTCGATATGTTTACACGGCTCGTAAGGCTAAACTTCAACAAGATATGACAACAGCCATTCAACAAGGTGCAGAACCTAAGATGGCTAATCAAGTTTACTTGACGATGAAGTCAGCACTTGATGATGAGTTTGGTGGACAACCAGATTTCAGAGCTGCTGGTGTTCCTCGTGAGACACTCGTCAAGGAAGTAACTGCTGCACTAGATAATCCAAAGTTTGCAGAGACTGAATCAGGTAAGGGCTTGGCTAAGTTCTTACTATACCGTCAAGCAGCATTGGAATCTGTGGCACAAGCAGGATTCAAGACTCTTACTGGAAAGTCAGTAGCCAATGTGGCTGAATGGCTCAACCAATCTGCTTATCAAGTTATCGCTGAACATCCAGAGTTCTCTGTAATGTACTGGCGTGTATTTGCTACCGAGACAGGAAATAGTTAATGGCTCAAGATACAGACAAAGACGGTATCCCGGATTCGATTGATCCGAATCCAACGATGCCAGACAAGAATGCTCCTGTCATTCAAGCACCTGCGGTCGGAGCCAATCCATATGCTTCATCTTCTGCATTCCCTGCAAAGGGTACAAATGTTTTCAGACCCGGCGTTACTTATGTCGATCCAAAGACAGGTAAGAAGACCGATGTCACAGGTAAGTTCTACACAGCCCTTTACTCTGGAACAAACGAAGAAGCGATTGCTATTAAGAATACTGACTTCCTAACTACAGCCGATCAGAACCAAATCAAGTCTTTGATGGTTCAAGGTGGTTTCCTTAGTAAGTCTGATTTCCAGACTGCTTATTGGGGCCAGAAGGATACTGAAGCGTTTCGTGAACTTCTTGCAGAAGCAAACTCTGCTGGTGGTATGTCATACCAAGAGATGCTTAAGATGATTGCAAGTGGCGAAGGTGGTCGTGGTCAACAAGGCCCAACTAAGAATATCTCCTACAACATCTCCGATCCAATAGCAGCTCGAGGAATCGTACAGAGTGGACTACGAGCAATCCTTGGTAGAGATCCATCTGAGAAGGAAAGCAAGATGCTTGTTCAAGCATTGAATGCTGCCGAAAGAGAGAACCCATCTGTGACAACACAGACCATGGTAAGCCCGGGTGTCTATAGTTCAACCACTACTGGTGGTCTCAATGCTGCTGGAACCCAACAACTTATTGAAGAAACAGTTATGGCTAATCCTGCTCTGGAAGCAGAAGCAGTTGATAAGAGACTTAATTCCTATGGCGATGTTATTGGAAAATTGGCAGGTGAGTTCTAATGGCTGAAAATCTAAATGAACTACAAACCCAGTTATATCTCAACACTAGGGCCCTTGGCGAATCCAAGGCAAGAATGGATGCATCCAAAGTTGGATCTCCTGAATATAAAGCCGCTAAGAAGATATTTGATAAGGCAAAGGCTGCTATTCCGGGTCTTGAGTCCAAGATAAAGAAGATGAAGTCTGATGCTGAAAAAGCACAATCAGACAAGAAGACAGCAGATAAACTTGCATCTCTCCAAGAAAAGAGACAGCGTTTAGTCGATCAAGGTCAATCAACTGCCGATGTCGATGCTGAAATTGAAAAACTTCAACCAAAGCCAAAACCAGTTACTGCCGATGGTGGAGTATCAATGGGTAGCAGACCATTCGGTGGTCAGCCACTAGCAACCAATGTTGCAGGAGATCAGACAGTAACGCCAGATGTTACTATTGATTCAAGTGGTAACAAGAAGGTCAATAACACTAGCGGTAATGTTATCTACAAAGGTAAGGGAACCGATAAGGAACCGCTTACCAAGAACGGTACTCCTTTCACAGGTACATACCAAGGCAAGAAGTACACTAATGGTGTTATTACAAAAGCCGAAGAAGATGGAACAGGTCTTACTGCCAAGCAAGAAGCAACCCTTGGTACCTATGGATCAAAGTATCTTCTTGAGTACTTTAAGACTAACTATCCAACGATTTACAACAAACTTATTGACTTTGCTAAGGTCAATGAATCCACAGCCAATGTCGAAGGATTCCTTCGTAATACCACTTGGTACAAGGATGTAAACCAGAGAGTCAATGCCACTATCGGTGGATACTCATTGGCTAACGGTGTAACTCTTACACAGGATCAACAGACTGCATTTAGAGATCAATTACTTGCCAAAGTCAAGGATCGTGAAGAAATTCAATATGACATCCGTTTGATGTCTATTCAGAAGTTCCAACTTGATACAGTCAAGCCAGATGTTGCCCGAGCAATGAGGGCAGGTCTTGATTTCAATCAAGCAGCAGCCGACTATATTGAGATCTATCGGACTAACTTCCAGATTGCAGCTTCTCAGTTCACGGTCAATGATCAACTCTTCCAGAGCCTTTTAACTAAGTCATCAGACCTTGGAGACTTTACTAAGCAACTTCGCCGTACTGACAAATACTTGTCACAGCCACAGGTTCAACAGCAAATCAATGCTAACAAACTCATGGTTCAGACTAAGTACCGCCAGTATGGCTTGAGCATTACTGAAGAAGCAGCAACCAACCTTGCTAAGAATGTTTTCCTTGGCGACTCTAACAATGAGCAGATTGATGAGAACCTTCGTCAGCAAGCCATCGCTGCTTTCCCAGCATTCCGTGATCGAATCCTTAATGGAGAATCTCCACTATCCATTGCAAGCCCATATATCCAAGCAATGGTTCGTATCCTTGAGATCCCAGAAGGTGGTCTCGATCTGGAAGATCCAACCATCCGTAAGGCTATGCAAGGCAAAGCAATTACAGATGCTAAAGGTAATTCAACCTCTTACGAAACCGTTCCGTTGTGGATGTTTGAACAGAGCCTATACAAAGATAGTCGTTGGCAATACACATCTAACGCTAGAGGTAAGGCAGACACAATCACGCTACAACTGAAAGAAATGTTAGGACTATAAGACATGGCAGAAAAAGTCACGGCTAAGAAAGGCGATACCCTCTCTGGGATTGCTAAGGCAAACGGTACTACTGTTGCACAGATTCTTGCAGATAACCCTACTCTTGCAGCTCGTGCATCTGCTGGTCAAACAGTCCTTTATAGCGGTACTAAAGTAACAATTACTGCACCACAAACTGCAACTAATCCTTATGGTGCAAGCCAAGCAGGTACTGGTGCTGGTCTTGGTACTGCTTCTAATCCAATCTCAAATGTAGCAAGCTCAACCGGTGTATTTGATATTGGTTCATTCCGAATGTATGAGAATGCAACTGACAAAATTACAGGTGTAACTGATGTAACCCCAACAGCGACATCAACCAATACTGCTACAAGTACAAGTACTGCTACAAGTACTAATACATCGACCAGCACAAATACATCGACCAGCACAAATACATCGACTTCAACATCAACAACAAAGACTGTAGTTCGTACTGAGATTTTAGGATCTGGTGCCAATCGTGTAATCCGTACCTATTACAGCGATGGAACATTTACTGATACTCCATCGCCAGATAACTCACAGCAAGGTATGACACCTGAGCAGATTCAGGCTGCTATTGATGCTGCTATTGCTAAAGCAACACAGGGTTTTCAAGATCAATTAGCAGCACAGCAAAAGGCTGCTGAACAGGCTCGTCTTGATCAGTTAGCCAAGGAACGCAAGTCTGCCTACGACATCATCGCAGAACGATTTACTCAGATGGGTGTTCCAGAGTTCGGAGATGTTATTGCCAAGATCTTCCGTGGTGAAGGTGTAGACCGCAGGGGTAATAAGTTTGATGAGATTCCTACAACATCAGAGGGTTTCTATCTACAGTTGATTCAGACAGAGCCTTACTACCAAAGATTTGGTCAGGTAAACGAAGCTCGTTTGGCTGCTGGATATCGAGCATTGGATGAAAAGACAATCGTTGGAATGGAAGATGAGTACCAGAAGGTGCTTACTTCATACAATGCACCAAAGGGATTCTACGATCAGACTAAAGACTTCCAGATGTTCTTGAAGAACAACTACACAGCAGTCGATGTATCGAATGTATTCCAAGCATATAGAGACTTTGTGCAGTCAACTAATCCAACAATTCGTGGACAACTTCGTGACCTTTATGGAATCAACGATGATATGTTGACAGCATACTTTGCTGACCCAGAGAGAGGTCAGCCAATCCTTGAGTCAATCACCGGTAAGAATCTCAATACTGCCGCTGCATTGCTAGAAGGTTTGACTAAGGAACAAGCAGATATTGCACAGCAATACGGTGCAGGATCTCTTGCCTATGGAACTCAACGCCAGAAGTATTCACAGGTTGCACAGAACATCCAGCAATACGGAAATCTTGCTGAGATCTACGGTGAGAACTTCGGAGCCAAGGAAGCCATTGCTGCTGAGTTTGGTGCAGATACTGCTGCACAGCAGGTAATGGAACGCTTAAGAGCAACCAACCTTGCTCAGTTCTCTGGAGCCTCTGGAGTTGGTCAGAGAGCATTGAGACAAAGAACAGAATAGTTTTAACAGGGTGATTGGCAATCATCTGGGTTCGAGACCCAGACACCCACTCCATCTCTTGAAATGCCGGAACTTGAGATGAGTATCAACCCGGAAGTTGGAGCCAAGTAGATTCCCCGATCTATTTGAGGCCAGCGACAAACATATAAAAGGGAGTAGGACAAATGTCCAATTACGAATACGATGAGGATGACTTCGAAAACGAAGGTCAAGAAGATAGCTTCACCAACCTACGCAAAGCAAATAAGCAAAAAGACAAGCAACTGAAAGAAATTCAGGCAGAGCTTGCCGAACTGCGTAAGGAAAAACGAGATCGAACTATCAAAGAAACCTTGTCGGCTCGAGGAGTGAATCCGAAGATTGCTTCATTCATTCCGCAGGACATCGACCTCACGGAGGAATCGTTGTCGAAATGGCTTGAAGAAAACGGAGAAGTCTTCGGTGTCTCAAGTCAAAGTTCAAATCAACCAAACCCAAACTTGCCAGAAGGTTTCAAAGAAAACTACATTAAGGCTCAATCAACAGTCGATGCCGGTCTCACGGCCGACAGAGAACGATTGATTCAAGCCCAGATGGAGGAAGCCGCTGCAAAGGGGCCAGAAGCCCTCAAGCAGCTCTTTGCTGATCTAGGTAAGCAGGGTTACTAACCTC